ATGGAACAATGCTGCCCATCGGCGCAATAAGTTGTGGCTTCGACATGCGCCGTCCCGCCTCACTAATCTCCGAACGAAGCGTGTTGTATTCCTTCTGCAACTGTGACAAGTCAACAATAGGACTGTCTGCATAAAACGTTGACGTCGGAATGTGCTCGAATTTAGTGAACGGGTACATGCCGTGACCGTACGGGAATCCGTCTTTATACACGTTAATAAGAATGTCGTCAATGCTGATAATAACGCCACCCTCAGGCATCAACTTGTTTGCACCCGGTTTAACCCACGTTTCGTATACGATAACGCTGTCGGGAGTGCGGGAATGGCCCAGGTTTAAATAAGCTTCGTCAATAATTTGGTTGGCGCTTGAGGTGCTGGGCTTTAGCTTAATACCCTTAAGTTCTTCAGCAAAATAGTAGTAAGCCCATTCGACGGGCTTCGTGTAAGCATTAATAACAAATGGCTGGTCTTCAACGTCCTGTTCGCGGACATCTGGCACAAACAAGTGAAACGGCGTAACGTGTCCGTATTTAATGTCGCCCATTTCGCCAGAGACGCGGTCTTTGCAATATGGGTCCCAACTTGTTTTTAAAAACCCGTTACCGGTAACAATTGTCCACCAAATCGCACGCGACATGTGCGTCCGCAGTTTTTTCGCCTCACTAATCGATGTCCATGCTTGCTCAGCAGCAAATGCAGCCCTCTGGTCTTCGTCCTCACTAGATGCAGGAATTGCCTGTGCACTAGGAAATGACGACAACATTTTCGACATTTCCCATCGCACGTAGGAACGCACACGGTTAATCGTTTTACGTTGGTGGTAATACGGTTTACGAGGCGTAAACAGCTTGTCGCGGTAATCCTCGGGGAAATGTCCTCGGGTCTGCTCTAACCACTGGTGTCCGTAAAACATTGACATGTTGTTGAACCACTGCAACTGTTTCTGGGTGCGAGCCGTTTTAGCTTTCTGCCATTCCGACTGCACCCAGGCAACAAGTTGCTGTGCTTCTTTTGTTTTACGGAAGCGTTCGAGATTTAACCCGTCCTCGGGGAGTTTAATTACCGTAGAACTCTGGGTCAACTCCAGTGAGTTCGACGAATAGTTGTTTTGCTTCTCGGCCATCTATGTCTTCTCCAGCAGCGAGGTTGGGGTTTCTTTCAGCAATTCTATCAACCTCAGCGTCATCTGAGGGGTCATAGTCCTGATAATTACTATAGTCGATAGGCTGACTCATCGCCTGAACTTGTTGGTAGGTCAAGGAGTCGCTTGACGCGACGAGCGCTTGAGCCTTTTCGCTCAGATTCGTCAGAGTTTGAATCGACTGATTGTGTGACTCCTGCTGCACTTGCAGCATCTGTGACTGCTGCTCCAGCAGACTCGCCACCTGTTTCTGGTGTTCCCGGTACTGCAGCACCAGCAGTGCTAGCAGAATTAGAGATAAGCTTGCTAACGTAATGCTCAACATTTTCAAACTCCCTTAATGCGTCATTGTAGCCCTCTTGATACCACTGCTTTTTCTTCAAAGCAGCAGTCTGTGGTTCGCCTTCATCAAACAGCCCAGCAAGTTGCGCCATTTCACGAACCGCATCAACCGACAGGTAAACACGCCCGCGGTCAATTTTTCCCACACTTAAGTCAACACCAGTATCGATAAATGGTCCGACAGAAGTTCTTGTAATTAGGCAGCAGCCCGGGTCTTTCGCCGGAGCTTCCATAATTGTGTACCGACTTGTCGTCATTAGTAATATCCTTCGTTTCCGTATATGACGGTAGGTCCGTCCTCGTGCATTGCTCGGTCTTCCGCAAACTCAACCGTAGGGTCTTCGCGCATTTTCACAAGCAACTCATCATATCTTAGCGTAGTAGGGCCTTCGTTTGCATCTGTTTGTTCTTTAATTGGCGTTAAATCCGGGCGTGTCGTCGCAAAATACCGGGCAGAGTCAAAAGCGTGGTCGTCTTTTTTATGCACAACTTCCTGCTTATTCATCTCATACGCCATCTTGTCCGAACTATACGTCGCCCACCGCAGTTTCTTCAACTCACGAATCAAATTAGGACAATTACGTGAAATTACCCACGTAGGACGATTTGGCCCCCACCGAGTTTTAGGACGTTTACGAAAATACGCCTGCATTTTCTCAATACCAACCATGACATCGTGCGGAATACCCTCCACATTCACATACACGCCATGCATTGCATACTCTTGAATAATGCTCGTACCCGTCACACCATTACGTTGACGCATCGCCGGGTCACCCATACGTTCCACATTCTCCGGATTACGGCCCCAACCCCGCTCACGGTCCTTCACAATACTCGCATGCTCCGACACAATCATATTTGACTTATAGTGCTCTGCAAACGTCACAATATCTCCTGTCGGAGACACCGCATGCCACAACCACGCAGTTGGGTTGTTTAACCCGTGGTCGACAGAGGCATAAATAGCCCAATCTTTTGGCACGTCACCCGGACCAAAATCGATTAAATAATCATTCATGTTGTAGTTAAAGTCAGGAAAAACAAGACCAGACCGGGCCACAAACTCACCCTTTTCACGAATGTCTCGTTCTTCCTTATCCATACCCAACATATAAAAATTCATGTCATCGTCGTCAGCCTCAATGTACGGGTTTTGCTCCGCCGACAAAGTAAACGTGTCAATACCCTCGACAGAGCCCTCTTTTGCAGGCTCCCACAACAAATCAAACGTCCACCCCATACCTTTCGTCGGAGTAGCCGCAATCACCCAAAAACCGTTGTAGTCAATTAAACGCATCATTGACTCGTTAAAAATATGCTGAGGCGGTTCCTCATCAAAGAAAATGCCATGTCTAGGCACACCACCCAGCTTCATCATGTCCATACCCCACGTCACAAAGTCAATCGTTGACCCGTTATCAAACGTGAGAATATAATTCGTGCCATCCCAACTCTTCGACCAATCGCCATCCACCAAATACGACCGCGGAATCCACCGTTTCATCTTTGGCAAAATAATTTGCTCAATACCCTTTGCCACATCAACTACAACAAATCGCAACTGTAACGGGCCAGAACCCCACCCATCAGGCCGTTTCAAATACGGATGCGTATTTGTCGCCCACCAAATCGACTCCACAACCTCAGCATCCGTCTTACCACCACGGTTACCACCAGAAATAAACCGGCCACGAGCTGACGACTGGTGAAACCGCAACTGCTCCGGATAATCTTTTTCACCATAATTAAGAATGTTTGGCTTATTAATGCTTTGGTCAAGCTCAGAAATGGCAAGCTGAAGCAGCTCTGCCGGAGTAGGTTGCTTTTGCTTAGTAGGCATTACGGCGTAGAGTTATCGACAGCACCCAAACGTACAAGAATCGCATTTACCGACAAACGCCACGCATCAGACGCACGCGAACCAGAAATCGTCTCGCCCTCCAACAGCAACGCAGAATCGCCACCATCATGCGTATGGTCACCAGGAGCAGCCTGTGTCGGGCCAGGGCCCAACGAATGATGCTGCGCTTCCGCACGAGTATTTAAATCACTATTAGTGTGAAAATCGTCAACAACCTGACCAGCGGGTTTAGGATTCTCATCACGAGCAAACGACGCAACATCGTCAGAAAACATCGACATAATAACTCCTAATTGTCCGGTCTAATTTTACTCGTCATCTCTGACTTTGTTCCACGCAACCATTTGCCACAGTTTTGACACTGATACCGCTGATAAACCCCAGCAACCGTTCTCGCAAACCCACGTGCCTGCAAATGACCAGAACCACAGTGGGTACACGCAGGGCCCTCAGAAACATGTATCGGATGTGTTTTAATCCACGGCCTAAACTTCTCATACAAATCAACAAGAAGATTAACGTCCTGCAGCTGGTATTTCTTCATTTCTTTCCACGCTTTATCGTCACCAGCCATACATTGAACCCACAATTCAAACCCGCTGTGTTTAACTTTCTCGCCCACACCAAGCTTTTGCGCCACATATTCAAGCTTGTTAGACGGAAATCTAAACCGTTGTTTCGCCACTTTCATCAAATCAATATCTTTATGCGGAGACGGCGGCAACATGTCGTTTTCAACAAACTCTCTGTACAAATGCTTAATATCAAAAGCCGCAGAGTTCCAACCCACGACAGCGTCAGCCTCATCCAAAAGCTCATGTATAGCTTTAAGCATTTCAGTTTTACCATCGTGGTGGACTGAGCTAAAATGGACTTTCCGCTGTCCATACCAGCGGGCACCAAAACAAATAACTTCAGTTGATGAAACCATCTGGTTCACTGAAATGTTTTGATTCCACAGACCCCACACATAAGCCAAGTTAGGTGACGTTTCAAGGTCAAGGAAAAGTATTTTCATTAGTCCTGTCCTAATAGATTACCGGGGCAGTTTAGCGTAGATTGGAATGATTTGCATGAACGAAGTAGAAATGGTTGGCGGCGTGGCGTGTCCAGTAGACCCAATGGAGGCTCTCAACTGCGATAGCTGCCAGTAAGAAAAGCCCCGGACTACCGGGGCTTTTCTTATTCTTCTAGTTCTTCTTCCGGAACTTCCTGAACAGCAATTTTAAACACATCATCCGGCGTCAAATTAGTCAACGCCATTCCCGATGCAGACACACCCAACACGGCAGCCAACACGTTCAAAATCAACTGAGCAATATCGCCAGTAATAAGTCCAATTGAAATCATCAACGGCACAGCCGACACAGCAACCTTGTACAGCCATGCCCGCTTTTCAGCAGTCCAAAAATCAGCTTTAATAAAGTCCATTGTTATATCCCATCCGGATTATCAGTCTCGTACGTTTCTCGCACACTACGGAATTTTACATCATCCACCGTCGCAGCACCCACATACGCGCTCAACAACAACGTAATAATCGCCGTACCAGACACGACAGCCTCAGTAGACACCTGACGGTCCCAATAAAACGTCGCCAAACCAAAGAAAATCATAAACGTCCCCAAACCAAAACCGGCATACACGAGACGTCGACGATGCTTCCATCGCATGTTAGAAGGAGACATTAGTAATGATTCTTGTTAAGAGCCCGCTGCAACGCACTAATCGTGCCACGACCCCAAATACCATCCAACGGTCCCAAATAAAAATCTTGGTCCTTCAAACGCTTTTGAACCTTAGTTTTTGTTTTAGGTCCCAACACGCCATCCACTACAGCGCCACAAGAACGTTGAATCGCACGATACGTCATCGGACCCGGGCGGCCATCAATCATGCCCTCATAGCCCCAATCACGTTTTAACGTCTCCTGCCAACGCAACCACGTGTTTTTACCCAACCGACCATCAACTTTTAACGGTTTTGGTTTAGGAGAAATAACAACCTCACGGTCAATGTAAGCCATAGGGTCCTCAGTGACTCCCCACCGTCTACTGGTTCGGACTTCAAAATGGAGATGGGGTCCTGTGCTAGCACCTGTCGAACCTGACACATACACGGTGTCGCCTTGTTTAATACGGTCGCCTTTATTGAACACTGTGCGTTCCCGTCCGTGATAGTACACAGTGTACAGTTTGGGGGCGTGTTTAATAATGACGACGTGTCCTCCGCCGGATGCAGAATATCCGACATGTGCGATAACGCCGTCGGCTGCTGCGAGAACACGGAAAGTGCCACCAAAGTCAACGCCGCGATGCATTTTGCCCAGTTCACCAGTAATGGGGTGACGTCTGGGCCCGTAGGGGCTAGTGACGGGTCGGTTGGGTGCGGGGTTAGCTAGTTTCATTACTCAGTCGGCTCCAGCACCCATTCACCCGCAGACTCATCCCAGGTGTAGTCTTGCCCGTCGTCTGGCATATCCACCGGAGCAACCCAACACGCGCACTCGCTGTCAAGCACCCAAGACTCGTAGGGCTTAGGTGGCATAAAGATATCTTCTGCCTCCAGGTAGGTGTAGCCAATACCGGCAAAGTTTCCCCGCAAAGGTGTGCCGCCTAGTTTGTGCTCATTCCGGCGAGTGTTATACGAGGTCTGCACCCAAGTCCCACCGAGGTTGTCGGTCAGCCAATCCTGCTGCTCGTCATCCGCGACCACCACTTGAGTCACACGACCCTTATCGTTTACTTTTGCCCAGTGTCCCATTAGACCGCATACCTCACAATTACAATTCCAGAACCGCCAGAGCCACCCGTAGCCGCATTTTCACCGCTACCCCCGCCGCCGCCGGTATTTGCATCCCCGTCAATGGGTGTTGCCGAGCCGGTCACGCCGTCTGCCCCTCCGCCAGCACCGCCGGTAGAACCATTTGCGGCCCCACCGCCTCCACCACCACCGGCGTAAAAACCAGCGTCGCCGCTAGAAGTCGCCGTTGCAAAAGTAGAAAAATCTCGCCCGTCCCCACCGTCTCCGCCTGTCGTGCCCGTGCTGTCGGCTCCAACCGCGCCAGCACCCCCGCCACCTGCACCATTCGCCGTGGAATCAGAATCGCCGCCATTGTTACCTTGAGTGCTAGTGCCGTCACCACCGTTTTTCGCATAGCAACCACCACCGCCAGACCCACCCTTGCCGCCAAGTTCTTTCTCATTGCCGCCACCACCGCCGGAACCCCCGCCAGTAGCGGCTAAATCGCCCAAAACACTATCGGCTCCGGTAGAGCCGGGTTTGCTCGCTGATGGACCACCGGCACCGCCCGCCCCTACGGTCACAGTTACTGCTCCGGTTTCTAAATAGCGGGTCAGATTGACAAGCCCACCGGCACCACCACCACCGCCAGTTACGCCAGCAGCTCCCGCGGCTCCCGCCCCACCACCACCCGCAACAACCAGCACCTCACACAGTCCAGCCCGCGAAACCGTCAAAGTGCCAGACGACGTGAAGGTGTGATATTTGAACCCACCCGAGGTGACCTCAGTGCCACCAGAAGCCTCCAACTGGCCGGTTCCAGCCGCTTCCCACGCCGAACCATTCCACACCTGCAACTCGCCAGCGTTAATCCGCAAGACCGGCGTACCACCATTATCTTGCCACTCGTCAAACTGCAAAGTCGTCATCGAGTCACTCCAAACTCAGCCAAAATCTCCTCGACAGTAAACGACGTTACGTCGTCAGAGGATTCCCATTTACCGAAACGAATCGTGCTAGCCATTATTCAACAACCTCCGGTACTGCCACCCATAAACAAGTTTCCTCATCTAAGACAGCATCATCGGATGGCTTCGGTGGAATAAACGCATCCCGCTCTTCGTCGTAGGTGTAGCCGATACCCGCATAGTTTCCCCGGAACGGTGCGCCTGACTCCAAGTGACTATTCCGGACAGTGTTATACGAGGTTCGCAAACAGGTCATCCCGTGAAGGTTGCCGTAGTAGTCCTCCCAGGACTCGACACCCTCTGCCAGGTCGTGTTCATCTCGTCCAGTAATGACATCCACGACAATGTTGTTGTCGTCAATGAGTGCGTAGTGTGCCATTAGAAACTCACCGTATCCGAGCCTGCTGTAAAGGATGTAATTTTAAAGCCACCTGAGTTAGTTGTCGAGCTAGTCAGTCCAGCGCCAATAGTCAAGGTCAAGGTGTCAGGATATTTCAGCACGACAATACCCGAACCGCCGTTGCCGCCGGTGCCATCCATATCACCACCGCCACCGCCACCAAGGTTAGTTGTACCGTTGCCACCGTTAGAGCCCCCGCCCCCAGAGCCACCGCTACGGGCACCCTCGACACCTTCACCACCACCGCCACCGGCGTAGGTTACTGAAGACCCTGTAATGTCGTCGGCAAGCCCGTCACCGCCGTCTCCACTGGTGCGGTAATCGGCGGGCATACCAGACTGTCCAGCACCACCGCCACCGGCTCCGGTTCGCTCACCACCGTCAGCGTTTACACCACCGGCAGCGTTGCCCTGCCCGTAAGTACCTTTAGCTCCGTGAGCTGACACCGCGGTATTCCAGCGACCCATACCGCCCCCAGAGCCGCCAGAACCGCCAACCGTGTAACCGTGGCTAGTACGCCCACCACCATAGCCACCACCAATAGCGGTCAAAGTGTCAAACACCGAGTTCGAGCCTTGGGAACCACTACCGTTTGAGCCGCGGGCACCACCACCACCAACAGTCACAGTGAAAGAGTGACCAAGCCCCTCGTATTGCAGTGGGCTATACACGCCAGTGCTAGTGCTAATCATTCCGCCAGCGCCACCGCCACCGCCCCCAGCACCGCTATTACTACCGCCACCGCCACCGCCACCGGCAACGACAAGATACTCGAACTCGTAAATTGTTTGTGTTGCCGGTCCCCAAGCGGCACCATCCCACACTTCCAGCACGCCAGAATTAAAACGGGCAACGTTCGTCCCATCAGCGGCCTGCCAAGTATCAAAACGCGCAACACTAGACATACGTTAACCCCCGAAATCCGTTTGGGCGTCGTCCTTATTCGTCACCGGCGTACCCTCAGAATTCTGCCAGTTGTCAAAACGCATCGTAGACATTAGACCTCAATCCCAAAAGCGACAGACACTTCCTCAACAGTCAACCCCAACGCTTCCAACTTCGCCACAGCAGAAGCCTTAGCATCCAACCGAGCTTGTGCTTCGTCGGCAATCTCCTGCTCAACGGTAGGCCACAGGGCAGTCAGTTCATCCTCAGTAGGTGCGTCACCGTCAGATAGCCACGTCAAACCCTCATAGGAATCACCGTTAAGAGTCCACTCAGACCCTGCATATTTACGAGTAAGAACCTGTGCAATATCCATTAGCCTGCCACCTCCATAAGAGTAATCGACGAAGCCCCTCGGTTGCCGTTTGTGTCGTCGGGGTCAGACGTGGACCTATTTAAATAATAAGTACCCGACACCGCGCCCAATCTTGTCTGCAACTGGTAAGTCACAGCCGAGGTTGTTGACGGGGAATCAAGATAGTTAATGCTCAGGGTAGTGTTTAAAGCCCGCGTTTCGGTACCACTGTTAATGATTCCGCCAAAAACCCCAGACACTCTACTGCCTGCGGCATCTCCAACATAATCAGTTGCGTTGCCACCAGAAATACGCCAGTGACCAAACGGCGCTGTCCCGTCACTCCAGCCAATCGTCGCTTGCACAAGAATCAGAATTTTGCTTGACGTTGAGGACGGGGTTATAGTCGCAGACATTCCAGTCACATCGACATAAGACGAGCTTGACGTGCTAAACGTGTCCGTCTTAGCCGTAGACACGACCTGCAACACTGACCCGGCAGGCAACGTCGCACCATTAGACAAATCCAACGACGACCCCGACGCCACATCAATCACATACGAATTAGCCGCCAACCCCGACAGCGAACCAACAGTCAACTCACTCATACAATACTCCAACTCGACGTCGAACCAACAGTCACCGTTACGCCGCTCGCAATCGTAATCGGCCCAGCACTAACCCCATTCTGGTTAGCCTCAAACGTGTAATCCTCACTAATCTCATTCGAGTTCGGCTGAATCGCATCAGACGCAACATTGCCGCCCCCGCCACCAGTAGCTTGCCACGCAGAACCATCCCACATGAACGAAGAGGCTACGTCAGTTTGATAAATGACCTGCCCTGTCCAAGGCGAAGCCGGACGGGCAGCCTCATCAGCAACAATTGTAAAACCGACAGCAGCGTCGATTGAATCTGCGTTAGTGTTAAGGTCTGCAACGTCAACAACGTCGGTATAGTCGGGTTTGGTAAGCCCAAGTCTAGTGGTGGTCGTCGCCATGTACTACTCCAGAGTTTTCTGCTGGCCTATGGATGACAGTGTACCAGCATACATTGACACGTCCGAGAGGATAGCCTCACGTGTGGTTTTATCTTTTACATGTGTAATTATAGCCTCAACAACTTTCAAAACAATAGTTTTGGCGTCGTCCAAATGTTGCTGTTGGGGGTTCCATTCGCCGGTCATGGCAAAAATTAGTTCGATAGCGCGTTGGTCGCCTGCTTCTGCGTTTCCAATTAACCGTTGACGAATGACGGGCAACGCTTCCATGTAGTTGTCGCGTGTTTGCTTGTTCATCATTTCGGCAAACAGGGGTTGTTTCATCCATGCTTGGAATCGTGCCATAGGGACGCCGAAGTCTTTGAGCTTTGCCGACAGTCCGCGCCGGTCGAATGGGTCGGCTAGTTTGAGGAGGATGGTTTGTTGTTCGATGCTGAGGCCGTCTTTGGGGTCCCATTGGATGCCTCGATGGGATAACGCCGTTCTGAATTCTAGCGTACCTAGTATGCCTGCGATTGTTTTCTTCGGCAGTTTTGGCCACAACTGGTGAATATCGTCGACCGTGGGCTTCGCCCCGGACCGACGAAACGCCGTATCAAACGCAGCTAACGTGCCGCGGAAAGCCGCATCCGTGTAACCTTCTGGTGTGGCAACATGTTCAATGTCTCCGCCAGGTAGATAAACTGCGACACCGCCGTCGTATTGCTCAAAATCGTTATTTTTCTCCACCAGGTTCAACACCTTCATTTAGGCTTGCGGCCTCGAATCGTTACGGTAAAAACCCTCACCATTGAAGGATACACCGGCCGGATTGAACACGCGACGTAAATCACCACCGCACTCACACAAATCCGTCACTTGCATGTCAAAACCGTGGTGCCGGTCATGCTCCAAAGAACACAACCGGCACCTGTACGTGTACACCGGCATTACTTCAGCAATGCTCCCAAATCTTTCCAATATACTTGCCACTCGTATTTGTCAGACGGTGTCGCATACCGGTCAGCAAGAGCCAACACTTTCTTTTTCTTATATCCACCCATTATTCGTCCTTCCATAACATGACGTAGCCAACCACACCAATGATTAGCATACTTGTTAGTATAGCTAAATACGTTAACATCACGCATTCCAACTATCTTGGGCTTTCCGCAACGCATCCACATGCGGAAACTTTACATCGTCCAACGCTTCCTGCAATGCGTCAGGAAACGTTAACGTCTCCCCCCGCATATAGCGCGTCACCGTAATCGACGGCACCTTCAACAATTTACAAAACCCCTGCAAACTCCCCGCCGTATTTTGCACAAACATTGCTACCGGAGACTTATCGCCAGAACCCTCAAAAGGTGGGCTAACCTTCGCCAAAATCGACGGAGCCCGTAATCTCCTGTCGGCACTCCGCCACGCCAAATACGCTTCATTAAGTGAATCCGCCCCATATTCGTCCTCCAACACTTTCACTGCATCAACGTCTTTTTCCGCACACTCTTTACCCAACGCAATACTCTGACGGTCCGACACACGGGTATACATGCCACTCTCTAAATACACCATCGTCATTTTGCCGAAACCGTGTTTCGCCGCAAACGCTTTTTGAGATGCGCCACACAATTCGCGTAACCGCACGTATGGGTTCTTGTCCATTTATCCTCCTATAAGTCGGAGGATAGCGTAACACACGTTTAGCGTGTCTGTCTAGCGTAAACAAATATTAGCGTCCAACAACCCCCCACCCCACAACACAAAACAGGGGTCAAATGGAGAAATGTTCGTGGCCGATACAACATCGTTTTTTGAGAATGCGTGGTACGCTAGGGGTACCTAGTAGAGAGGAGAGCCGAATGGCTAAATGGGAAATTAAACAGACAGTTGACTATTGGGCTGAGGGTATTGAGGCAGATACCGCTGAAGAGGCCTTTCAGATATATCTAAAAGAACAGGACACTTACTATGACGGTGTCGTGTCTGAGGAAATTATTGAAATGGAAGAGGGTGAAGAGTAATGCTTGATTCTTACAATATGAAAAAGCTAAACGCTGAATTGAATGGTGTGTGCTTTTACTGTGGTGATGATAGCCACTTGACAATTGAATGCGGCGAGAGTGAGGGAGAAGAGTAATGTTAATTCAATCAACTGTTCAATGTATCGAATGCGACAGGCTGTTCGATTTGATGGATGAAGAACAGGCTGGTGAATGGTATTACGGACACGATTGCGAGGTGTAGAGAGGGAGAGCCCCCGCCGAAAGGCGGGGGTTTTCTTTTGGCTGGTTTGGAATCAAATGGAACAACTGCATGCCTGCATCGTACGCTAATTTGTGGTAATGTTCTTTTTGTCACTAACCGGTGGCACCTAGTAGAGAGGAAATCGATATGAACATGGAACGCTACGAGAGCCGCCCAAAGGGTGCGATGGGTTCGCTTCTGGATGTCGACAAGCTGGAGGGCTTGGTGCGTCGACTGTCTGGCGATGACCGTGCGGTTGCTTGCTTTGGCCGCTACGTGGTCGTGTATGGCGAGGGTCAGAAGTGGGCCGTGGTCAACACTGAGGGTGTGGGCCGTATTGCTGAGGACTACGACCACACGAGCATTGTGTGGTGGCGCGTCGAGTACGAGCCTGAGACGGACGAGAACGGTCGGACGTTTCAGCGTATGGACACGGTGGCGAAAGAGGTCGACGTGTCAATCAATGACATTCACGAGTGTGTGACTGGTGAATCGATTGACTTGGCGGACCACGTGCGAATCTTCGGTGACCGGCTTGATGTGAATCACGACGATTGGTGGTGGTTTGTGAAGGCTCCGGAAATGGTTGACGCATAGTCAGCGGCGGGACCCCGGCCTTCGGGCCGGGGTTTCGTTTTGCAAAATTTTTTAGTTTGGAATCAAATGGAGAAACTGCATGCAAGCGACACGCCGGGGGTTGACATCATCCCACAGTGTGGTACGCTAATTGCATGTTGGGACCAGCCCGACACCAAAGAGAGGAACCACAATGTACGAAAAAATTGAACCACGTCGAGACATCGAACACGTCGTCGACATTGAAGACGGCACCTACCTGCGAGTCAGTAACAGCCAATTTGTAAAAATTGAATACTCGCATGGTTACCAGGTCGCCTACACCAACTGGTACCGTCCAGAATCACAACGACAAGCAACCACACCACTTGAACTGCAGGGAGCCATTTACGATATCCCCGTAGACGGGTTTTTCGGAGTGTGGACAGACGACAACGACAACAGCTACATTGAACAGTGCTACTGGGTCGAGGACGAATTCCCCGCCACCCACCTAGCCAGCAAATGGGCTCAACACTCCATCTGGGACTGGAGCGAACAACAAGAGCTAGTTATTTAGACCACCTCTCTAGGGCAACTACTCCCCGCCACGTGCGGGGTTTAGTTGTGCCCACTAGGAATCAAATAGAAAAACAGCATGCAACCAACACTGCACGCCCCCGTCGAAACGAATTACCCCTATTATCGTCTTTGTGTCGCGTGTGTCCGTCTTTTGTCTGTGGCGACCGCGTAGCCTTTGCGGAGCGGGGAGCCACTGTGTTGTTCTCTCTCTT